ACAACGTGGTGCAAAGCCAGTTAGGAAAATACGAAGATGTTTATAAAACACGAAAAGCTGAACTTGAACTTGCAATATCCAAAAAGGACGACCAAGTTCGAGAGGGCTACAGCCATCTTAAGGCAGCTGACTTCAAGCGTATTATCGCTTGGATCGACGACCTCCTGGCCGCAGTTGAACAGTACCGCGGCGTCAAAAAGGCGACAAAGAAGGCAAGAGTTAAGAAAGCTCCGAGCAAAGAAAAGCTGGTGGCTCGACTCAAGTATGCAAAAGATAATGCTGCACTCAAGATTGTTTCTATCAATCCTGCGGACATTATTGGGGCCGGTGAACTCTGGGTCTATAACACTAAATCCCGCAAGTTGGGACGATATGTGGCAGCAGCCTACAAGCAGCTTTCAATTAAAGGTACCAGCATTGAAGGATTCGATAGTGATAAAAGTGTATGCAAAACACTTCGCAAACCTGAAGAAAAGTTGAAAGAGTTTGCCCGGGCAGGCAAGATCCAACTACGCAAGTTCTTGGACGACATCAAGGCAACTGAGACCAAAATGAACGGGCGCATTAACGCAGACATTGTGTTACTCAAAGCGGCCTAAACTCCTAATCCTGTTATAAATAGCATATAACAGGATTTTTTATGGCCGAATATAGTATACCAAGTACAACCCCTCACATTGATGGCAACCTGACCGTGTTCGGCAGCTTGCCGACCAAGTCACTATACAATCCTAACACAGGTACAGGGCCAGGCCCAATACAGTACGACCCCAGCACACTTCCTACAAGTGATGCAAAACGTGCTGAGATCACAGACTATATCCGTATGCGTCTAGGTGACGGTATTGTAGACGTTGAACTGGAACAAGAGCACTATGCCATGGCCATCAACCAGGCCTTGATCAAGTATCGTCAACGTGCTGCCAACAGCACAGAAGAAAGTTACTGCTTCTTGGATCTGTTGCCTGAAACACAAGAATACATTCTGCCCAAAGAGATCATGACAGTGCGTGGTGCTTTCCGTCGCGGTATTGGATCAGTAACAGGCACAACAGCCAGCTCGTTTGAACCATTCTCCAGTGGCTATTTGAACACCTACATGTTGACAGCAGGACGTGTTGGTGGCCTAACCAACTATGAATTGTTTGTAGACTATCAAAAGCTGTCAATGAAAATGTTCGGCGGCTTCTTGAACTACACCTTCAACCCAGCTACCAAGAAGCTAGTCATTGTGCGTAAGATGCCCTATGGATATGGTGGCGCCACTGGTTACGACAACGGACAAAACCCCTACGAATCTGTACTGCTTTGGGTCTATAACCAAAAGCCCGACAGCATGATCTTGGGCGACACCTACAGTTTCCCTTGGATTCAAGAGTATGCCTACAGCTTTGCCAAACGTCTGCTGGGACAGGCCTACAGCAAGTTTGCACAAATTGCTGGCCCACAAGGCGGTACAAGCCTAAACGGTGCTGCAATGGTAGCAGAAGCACAGGCCGAAATGGAACGTTTAGAGTACGAGATTGTGAACTATGTTGACAACGGTGTACCATTGACTTGGATTACCGGTTGATTTGACAACTGTAACACAACTATAATAAAATGCTCTGTAATAGGAGCATTTTTTATGATCATAGGCATTTGCGGATTTATTGGTGCAGGCAAAGACACAGCGGCAGACTATTTGGTTAACTTTCACGAATATCGACGAGAAAGTTTTGCCAACACACTCAAAGATGCAGTAGCAGCAGTATTTGGGTGGGACAGAACCATGCTGGAAGGGCGTACCAAAGAAGCCCGTGAATGGCGCGAGCATGTTGACGCTTGGTGGGCAGAACGCCTGGCAATGCCACACTTGACACCACGATGGATTCTACAATATTGGGGCACAGAAGTTTGTCGACAAGGCTTTCACGACGACATGTGGATTGCCAGCTTAGAAAACAAACTACGCAAGACACAGGACAATGTTGTTATCAGTGATTGTCGTTTCCCCAACGAGATTGCAGCCATCAAAGCACAAGGTGGCAAAATTATCTGGGTGCAACGGGGGCTTACCCCACATTGGTATACTATTGCTGAACAAGCAAATCGAGGCGATACAAAAGCACGTGAATGGCTGGGATTAAACGGTATTCATGCCAGCGAATATTCATGGGCTGGTACTTGTTTTGATGCAGTAGTTGACAACAATGGCACCATTGACAGCTTGTATAAGCAGCTCAAAAATCTGGCACAAGAGGACTTGCTCGCCAAGGCAAGCGTGAACGAGCAACCTCTTGAACACAGTTTAGACACACAGTCTTGAGATTGAAGTGATTGTTATTCTTTAGGTTACCGTCTAGATAATACACTGCCGATTGTTCCACTGGGAACTTAAACTTAAAGCCGCATTTTTCACACTGCGGCTTTTTTCTATATCCAGCCTTGGCCCAGGCGGGCACTTCCATATTCTTCTTACCTGCACGACCACAGGCGTCACACGTCTTGCGATAGTGTGTGACACCTTCCTTGATGTAGTTGACTGCAACAGGTCTTTGATTGCAGGCTGTGCATATTTTACGTTCCATAGTGTATTTAGTATCGACGTCTTGGGCTATCCTTTGCAAAGGGCAGCGTAGACACCCAAAAACGGCAGTTATTAATAAATATTCATAATAGCAAAAGGAAGTTTACTATGGCTTTAGTATCACCAGGTATTAGTATTACCGTTACTGACGAGAGTCAGTATATCAGCAACGCAGTGGGAACAGTACCACTGGTTCTATTGGCAACAGCACAAGACAAAACAATCAACGGTGCAGCAGCGACCGGAACAAGCAAAGCAAACGCAGGTGCGTTGCAAGTGTTTGGTAGCCAACGTGAGTTGACAACTGCAATGGGTACTCCAACGTTCCAACGAAGCAGTGCTGGTACACCATTGCATGGCAATGAATTGAACGAATATGGACTAATGGCAGCTTACAGCGCATTGGGTCTAGGCAACCAATTGTATGCAATTCGTGCCGACATTGACTTGAACGAATTACAACCAACCAGTGTTCGTCCAACTAGCGCAGTTGCAAGCGGTACCTATTGGTTTGATACAACAGACACAACATGGGGTATCTATGAGTGGAGCAAAGATACACAGAGCTTTACTGCACAAACTCCAATTGTTATTACAGACATTACACAAACTACACAAGCAAACACACAAGGTAGTTTGACTGGCGGAACAGGAATTGTATATACTCCGTTGACCAGTGTTGGCTCAGCAGGTAGCTACGCTGTAGTTCCATCAGATCCAAACGGTGCTAACCGTACATTCTACAAAGCTGGCCCAGATATTGGCTCTATTGACCCTAACAACCTACGTAACAAGTGGTTGCTAGTTGGTACTCCAAATTGGATTGCAAGTGCCCCAACTATTAAAGGTACAGTTACAAGTCCTACTATCAACACTATCCCTTACACTTATGCTAACTTGAGTATCAATACTGTGCCAGTTAACATTGTGGTCAGCACTGCTACAGTAACCACATTGGCAGCAAACATCAATGCAGCCGCAATCACAGGTGTTACAGCCGACGTGGTAAACGGTCAATTGGCATTGTACAGCACAGGAACAACAGTTGCTATTGCTACCAGCTACAACGGCACAGGTAACACAGCATTGTTAAGTGCAGTTGGTTTGAGCACAGGCACATATAATCCACTAGCACTTCAAACATACAACGGTACTACCAACACAGTTGGTTACGGTAGTTTCTCAGCAGTTCCACCATGGACCAACACCGTATCTGGTGATACTAATGCACCAAATGGTTCTGTATGGCTTAAACAAGGCGCTACAGGTGGCGGCACTAATTTTGTATTCAAACAATACAATTCTACAACAGGACTATGGGCTACTCAGGCTGTAACATCATATCCTACAGTAGCCGCAGCCCTATATGGTCTAGATCCAGTAGGTGGCGGACAAAATATTGGCGTTGGTACAATCATCATGCGTCAAGATCCAAATCCTAATGGATCAGGAATACTAGGTTACGCAGGTTACCAGGCTCGTGTACGCACAGTATCTGGTGCAGTAAGTGCAACAGGTACAGCAACTGCTCCAAACTTTGGTACTGGACAGGCATTTACAATCAGAGTCACTCAACCGGGTACACCTGTTATAGCATCGGCAACAGTGACTATTGGTACAGCCTTTGGTGGCACATATGGCAATAACAAAGACTTTGTTGCAGCAGTATTGTATGCAAACTTGCCAAACGTTACAGCACAAGTCAATGCCAACGGTACTATCACATTGACACATACCGCAGGTGGCGACATTGGTCTAACTTATACAACTGGTACTAATCCGGCAATAACAGCTGGTTTTGCCAGCAATGGTTCAGCAACAGTAAACAATGTTAATGTTAATGGTACTGGTACTAACCAAGTAACAACAATTACTGGTTTTGCTAAGTTGGCATATACTTTCAGTAACACACAACCTGAAGCAGATCCTGCCAATGGTACATTGTGGTACTACAGTGATCCTACACAAGTTGATATCATGATCAACACAGGTACAGCCTGGGTTGGATATCAAACAGGCATTGTTGATGCACGTGGCTACAGCCTAGCTTATGGCACCTTGGATCCAAACGGTGTTATCGTTGCAGCAGCAGCACCAACAACTCAAACTGGCAACAACCAGTTGGCCAAAGGTGATCTATGGTTGAACACAAGTGATCTAGAAAACTGGCCAGCACTGAACCGTTGGAATGGTTCAAGCTGGGTTGCAATTGACAACACAGACCACATCAGCACAAATGGTATTATTTTTGCTGATGCACGTTGGGACACAGGTGGATATCTTGATGCTGCAAGCGGCACAGAAGCCACAGTTCAACAATTGATGCAAAGCAACTACCTAGACCTAGACGCTCCGAACCCACAACTATATCCACGTGGTATGTTGTTGTTTAACACACGCCGTTCAGGTTATAACGTCAAGCAGTTTGTTACCAACTACTTCAACACCGCAACATTTAACGTATCAACTTATAGTGCTAGTACAACATACGGTCTAGGTGATAAAGTTACTACCAATGGAACAGCAATTTATGTTTCATTACAAACTAGTAACTTGAACCATCAACCATCAGTTGACAGTTACGGTAATCCAATCATCAGCTCATACTGGGCTCCATTAGAAACTAGTACATGGGTTACAGCAAGTGGATTGAATAGTGCTACTGATGTTCCTTATTCGGGACATTATGCACAACGTCAAATTGTTGTAGCAGCAATGAAAGCAGCATTGGATGCCAATACACAGATCCGCGAAGATCAGTTTGCATTTAGCTTGATTTGTGCTCCTGGCTATCCAGAGTTGATCTCGGACATGGTATCATTGAACAATGACCGTGCTAACACAGCATTTGTCATTGGCGACACTCCAATGAATCTAGACACAAACGCAGTTGACTTGATCAATTGGAGCAATGACACCAACGGCAATGGTCTTGCAACAAGTGATCCATACCTAGCTGTATACTATCCAAGTGGTCTAAGTACAGACTTAGGTGGTAACACAATTATGGTTCCACCAAGCCACATGATCTTGCGTACATATTTGTACAATGACAACGTAAGCTACCCATGGTTTGCTCCAGCAGGTACACGCCGTGGTCTAGTAAGCAATGCAACAGACATTGGTTATGTTAACTACACTACAGGTGAATTTGTACGTACAGGTGTTAACCAGGCACTACGTGATACACTGTATCAAAACAAGATTAACCCAATCACAATCATTCCAGGTATTGGCTTGGTTGTATGGGGTCAGAAAACACGTGATCCAAACACAGAGAGCTTGGACCGCGTCAACGTTGCACGTTTGGTCAACTACATTCGTACAATTTTTGCAAGCAGTGGTAATGCGTTCTTGTTTGAACCTAACGACAAGATTACACGTGACCAGTTTGCTGCTCAATTGAACCGTGCGTTGAACGACTTGGTTGCAAAACGTGGTATTTACGACTACTTGGTAGTTTGCGATACTACAAACAACACACCAGATCGTATTGCAAACAACCAATTGTATGCAGACGTTGCTATCGAACCAGAGAAGGCTGTTGAGTTTATCTACATTCCAATTCGCTTGTTCAACCCTGGCGATATTGCCAAGTTGGGAAGCCAATAAATTTAGGTAAATAAACATAACAGGAGAATAATAACATGGCAGTAGCATCCCTAACAAACTTTACAGTACCCCTAGCAGGTGGCTCATCAGCAACCAGCCAGGGTCTGTTGATGCCAAAATTAAAGTTTCGCTTTCGTCTAAGTTTCATTAACTTTGGCGTAAGCCAAGGTCAAGTAGTTGAATTGACTAAACAAGTAGCAGATACAAAACGCCCAAGCGTTAAATTTGCTCCTGTTACTGTTGACATCTACAACAGTAAAGTTTACTTCCAAGGTAAACCTGAATGGGACGAAGTCACAGTTAACTTGCGCGACGATTCTACCGGAGCAGTCAGCAAGTTGGTTGGCGAACAGATTCAGAAACAATTTGACTTCCAAGAACAAGCAAGTGCAGCATCGGGTATTGACTATAAGTTCCAACTACAAATGGACATCTTAGACGGCGGTAACGGTGCAGCAACTCCAAACGTGCTTGAATCATGGGCACTATATGGTTGCTTCTTGAGCTCAGTTGACTACGGCGAAATGAACTACAACAGCAACGATCCAATGATGATTGCCTTAAGCATTCGT